AGGTCCAAATCATTTACAAAATGACTATGATTTTTTTTAATTTGGCTATCTAAAACCAAATGTTCTTCTTCTAAATTTCTAATATGTTTAAACAATTTCTCTTTGTTCATTTAAAACTCCATAGGAATTAGGAAATCTGAATTTTACCTCAGCGCACCCACACATCATAACACATAATAATAATAAAGTCAAGCGTTTCATGGCAATTATAGGTCTTCAATAAATTGGTCTACTCCTTTTGCCGGTTTATTATCTTTCTTTTTCTTTTTGCTTTCTTCAAAGTTGAATATGAATTCTGATATGTTGGCATACAATTCAAACTGCTTAGCTACACCGTCTGAATCTTCTAACATTTCATGTTCATCTAATATACCGAATTGCTCGGTGGCTTTGTATTTGACATATAGCTGCTTCTTCTCTTTCATAATCCTTCGAAGAAAAGCGTAGTATATGATTTGGGTAAAATACGCAAATGGATTCTTTGATTTAGTTTCATCAAAATTACGGAAATACATAATGCAATTTTCAATGCCATCTGATATCATCTCATCTCGGAAAGAGTATGAAATGAAATTTGGTTTGCGTGATAGATGTTCTGCAATCTTTAGGAAGCATTCACCAACATAATTTGGAATTTGTGGGTCATCTTTTTCTGCTTTCTTTGCCTCAGCACAACTTTCTTTATAGTCCACTAGGGCCTTCAAGAAGTCTGCGTTGTTTACATAATGTTTTGGTTTCTTTTCACTCATAATATATCCTTATTTGCCTTAGTTTTACTTGACTTTGCTCTTGACAAGTGTTATGGTAGCGGTGCTTCGGTTGATAGTAATTGCTTAGCTACCCTATCAGTTAATTCTATTACTCTTTTACGATATTCAAATCCTAACATTCCCATCTTCTTGCCTTCATTATATGGAGGCTTTCGTTTAGTGGACAAATATTGATTAGCAGTAATATCTATAATGTTATTATTTACATCAACTGCCCACCAATGATATATATCCTCATCATCTAAACCTCGATATAGTTTAATTACTTTAGTTCCAAATATCTTCTGTAAGCATCCTGAAGCTGTATGACAATGCCCAAATAAAGGATTAAATTGATTACGAGTTATCCATTTTTTAGGTAACAAGTCAGGTGTTAAATTCTTATGAATGATTTCACTTACTAATTTTAAATTATCTGGTGTATAATCAAGTATCAATGTAATTTCTTCCTTCTTTGGGCATCTAATTCATTCAATATATTTTTAACCTTAATACCTTCTTGTGGGTCTGGTTCTAATTCTTCAAGAGCTTCATCACGCATATATTCTAATTCTTCTTTTAATGTATTTAATACGACATCATTTTTTGCAACTGCTTCAGCAGCTTGTTCAACCATATTTCCATAATATTCTTTCAAGTCATCTTTTGGGTCAGCAAAAGTTAAAATATCATCTTGAGTTATGGTAGCTATATTATCAGATATTACCTCAATTGGCAACCATGGGAGCATCATCATTACCGTACCTTTCATTGTTCTTTTAAATATCAAAGTCATTGGATTATTTAATTGAACCAAATAATCATCTTCTGACATAACACAATCAGAGATTAGGTCTTCACCATTTTGTAAGCGAAGAATTTTTATATTATGGGTTGGTTGGCTTGTCATCTTTAAGGTCTATATTATAGTATTTATAGTTAAACTTTTCATCATCATATATTTTAACACGCTCAATGAAATGTTTTAGGGTGTAATTAGTAAATTTACCTAAACGAAAATCATCAGCGATATCAAATAATATTGCGGCTGATTTATCATCTCCTATTCTTAATCCACGGCCAATAGATTGGAGATTACGAATTCTTGATTTAGAAGGTGAAGCAAATATGATATTATGGAGATTGCGAATATTAACACCCGTTGAAAAAGTGCCATAGGAGGCTACAATGATTGCGTCTTTTTCTTTTTCGGTAATTGCACGAACTGATTCACGAACTTCAACATCAGTTCCGCCGAAGACAAAAAACACCTGCCTATTTTTAGCATGGAGTTTGATATTAGCATATAAGTCCTTACCATGTTTTTCAACAAATTGAAATAAAATAAGTGAATTGCCTTCTAGCGATAAAACTAGATTGCGAATAAAATCATTACGGGTTTGATTGGTCACTATGTAATCAATTTCTTGATTATAATCCCAATCACGAGCTATCTTACAAATAGGAACAGGATATTTTAGGATCAGGCATTTAATTTTAAAATCTGCCAATTGACCTTTGTCAATTAATTCAGATGTTGAGGTTGCCTTATATACAGGACCAAATAAACCCTCTAGGACTAAACGATGTGTTTGTGTGCCGTCCAAAGTACCTGTTGTTCCTACCCTGTATTTAGAATTTGAACAACCTGCAAGGATGGTTGTTAATGATTTAGCTTTGAATTGGTGAGCTTCATCACCCAAAACAAAATCAAATTGTTCAAAGTATTCTCCTGGATTTTTATAGATGGACTGCCAAGTAGTAATGGTTAAAAAATTATTGGTGTGTTTATCTTTACCAGAATACTGACGATGACAATACTTATCAGAATCAAATCCATAAGATTTAAAATCGGTAAACATTTGTTCAACCAATGATGTTGTTGGAACAATAAGAAGACCTTTTTTATAACCAGATTCTTGGAGATAACGAACAATCATATAAAGTATGAGTGATTTACCTGAAGCCGTAGGAGATAATAAAAGAATTCTCTTATGCCGAATTGCATGTATAAATGATTTAAGTTGATAATCACGAACCACATGGGGCAAGTTTAATGTTTTGATAAAGGATTCAGCTTCAACAATTGACAATACTTCAGTCAAGGTAATATCAGAATCTATTTCAATGGAATATTTTCTTTCTTCACAAAACTTTTGAATATAAGGAACAAGACCATGATATATGGTAAAGGTTCTTAAATCAAAAAGTCTTATACGGCCATCCCAAAGTCTGCTTTTGTAGGCAGGAACAAATTGATATCCTGGAACAAAGAAACAAAAATGGTCCGATAGCTCTTGAGCTAAACCTTTTTCACATTCGACTTGAATGAAAGCTTCATTCTTTTTATGTAGTATTAAATCAGACACCTTGAATAAATCTTTCCCAGGCTATAAAGTCCCTTAACTGAAAGGTCCTTGAGTTAAGTTCTTTGAGTATAGCAGAACACACATCAACAATTTCTTCATGCAAAGCTTTCACAGCCATGCGTTTATTAATATCATCATCGGCTTCAATGTAGTTATTCACTTCAGTTTTCAATACATAAGGAAATGGTTCCCATCCATATTGTTTAAGTTGCTCTTCATCAAGCTTACCCGTATAGTATTCCCATTTCAATATTCTCATTTTATTGAGCTTAAAATCAGATTCTTTGGCCAACAAACGATGCCTTGAAAGTATATTTAAGTATTTACTATGGAGTTTTGGAATGTCGAGTAGAGCTTTACCGGGTTCTGTTCTGTCGATATCAGAATCCTTGCGCCACATTTCTAATAATTCTTCAATTTGATTCATAATTTAATATCCTCCTATTAAGAGGATACAACAAAGTCAAGCGTTTGTCAAGCGTTATTTAAAATAATTTTTCAATATCATAATACATATACCGAAATGTAGCATCAGCAGTCACAACTGTATCTGGAGAATCAGTAGCTGACATTATAAAAGTCGATAGGGTGGTAGGAAATACACCATAAAATTTAAATTTATAGTAAGGTGTATTTGATGATGACAATAATGTAACCGTTGCATCAGAGTATTGTGGTGTTTTAGTTTGCACATGGGTAGTATATTTGTTTAATCTATCTAACTTAGCATACTCCTCAAACTCTTTAGGAAAGGTCATGGCACGAATCCAATCGTGTATTTCAACCCAAGACTTAAGCTCTTCATCTACCAGAAAGGTAATATTCAATAAATCATAGATGGCTTTTTCACCAGGCACATATATGTCAACAAATGGTGTAGTTTGTGGAACTTCAGACATTGATATTCCAGGCACACTTAATGATTGACAAAAGTATTGCACATTTGGAGACCTAGCAAAGTTTAACTGAAACTTATTAGGCTGTAGGAAATTAGGATTACTTGGGTTTCGATTAGTAGCTGTCATAGATGGTATTTATGCTCAAAAAAAAGAGGACTCTTTTTACGGAGTCCTCTTTCGAGATAGTCAATAAAGACTAATATTACATTAAGTTTTGAATCTTGAATGCTCTGTAATAGTTATTAGAGAGAACATTCAATGCACCAACGCCTTGTGTAGTACCTTCAGCGAATGGGTTAGCAACTAGACCGTAACGAGTTTTGAATCCAATTTTTGGTTGGAAATTCGTTGTGTCAACTGCACGAACCATTTGTAAAGGAACATATGGGCAATAGAATAAACCTGCGTCATAAGCGTTTGAGCCTTTGTAACCAACAACTGCAAATTCAGAAGATGAAGATGTTGGAGCATATGGATCAATATACACTTTAATGCGACCGAATAATGTACCAGCAAATGTATTGCCTGTATCATCAACAGTTAGGTTAACTTGACTTTGTAAAGCTGAGTTGTAATCAAGGATGCCAGCCATTGCAAGAGCAGAAGCAACATCAGAAGAAACGATAAGAACATTACCCTTACCTCTACGAGTTGTTTTAGCAATTGTATTAGCTTCTCTTTCGATTTGGAAAGCGAGACCCTTAACTTTTTCAACCATCCAGCGACCGTTTGAATCGACATCAAGATTGAAAGAACCAACATTAGTTGTACCAACAGCACAACCTTGTTTAGCAGTACCATAGATAGTGCGAACTACTTCACGGTTGATTTCAGCAAGAATTTCAGCAGACAAGATGTTTGCTAATTCTGTTTCTGCATCTAAACCATGAACAGCTTTCAAATCTTGTGCTAATTCAATTGAGTATTCTGCCTTCAAAGCACGAGTCTTTGCAGTAACAGTTACTTTTTCAATTGAGAAAGCCATTTCTTTGAAAGTTAAATCTTCAGCCGTAGCAGTTGCCATAGCAAGAACAGCAGTTGCATTAGATACGAAAGCACCATTTGCATCAGCAGCTTGACCTACAGTAAGAGCTGTTTGTTGACCTGCAGCACCACCAAAACCTGTATTAGCTTCGTTAAAGAAAGCTTCTGTACCGCCTGCAGTTGAGTATGAAGAACGCATAGCGAAAATAAGACCAGTAGGGCCTGTCATTGGTTGAACACCACAAATATCATAAGCAATTAAGTTCGGTAATGAACGGCGAACTAAACTGATTAAAATTGGGTCAAAACCAGCAACTGGACCTGTTGCAGTAGCACCACCACCAAAACCGCCTGTACCAGACGCATTTGCTGGAGTTGCTTCGTGAAGAATTTCACCTGACTTTTGCATTTCTTGGAATTGATTTTCAAGAATTACAGCAGTAACCGCTTTACGGTATGGGTCTTTAATTGGTGCTAAATCTGGATGATCCAGAACACCTTCCCATTTTTTTTGTAATTGTTCGGACAAATACATTTTTATCTCCTAGATTTACTTGTTATTTAAATTTTTGTTTTAGAAATTGCATTAGATACAGCTGCCACAAATGGGTCTTTTATATCCATTTTTTTGTCATCAGCATCTTCAACAGTTTCGTGTAATTGTTTTTCATCAGCTTTTTTAACGCTAGATGGGAAATAATTTTCACGGATAGTTTCAAGTTTTGTTTTGTATTCGTCCTCTGTGGAGAATTCAACACTTTCTGCAAGTGTTTTGATTTTTTCAACTTGAGTATCTGTAAGACTATCACACACTACACGGGTTAGTTCATTTTTGCGTGATTCAATAAGAGCTTTTTTAAACTCAACACCACGCTCGATTTCTTCGTCAAGTTTGCTTTCAAGTTCTTCAACTTTACCAGCAAGTTCATCAACGAGGTCGACTTTTTCATCAGGAACATCAATATAATGTTCTGCGAATAGATTGCGAAGACCGGCAATAAAATCATCTGTTAATTCTGAGCGTAAGCCAGATTCAATAGCAATCTCATTGTCATTCATCCATTGTTCAACAACATAAGAAAGATAGTCATCAACTTTCTCTGTTAGGTCGTTACGAACAGCTGTGATAGCTTCTTCAAGCATATCAGCATATTTGGATTCAATTTCTTCTTCGATTTGTAAAACACGGTCAGTAACACGAGCTTCAAAAATTGTAGAAACTTTTGATTTGAAATCTTCAGAAATGGTAGAATCGTCAGCAAAAAGGGCATCAATGTCCTCTTTCATTTTTTTCTTCATTTCTTCTTTTTTCTTCATCATCGCTTTATCTTCGGCTTCATCACCGTGCATTTCAGCAATAACATCATCTTCTGTCTCAACTTCTTCTTGTTTAGCAGAAGCGTCAGAAGGTTTAGTTTTAGGCGCTTCAGCTTGTTTAGCTGATTTAGAACCATCAAGTTTATACTTGTCGTAGATATCGCCGCCAACTTTGTTAGCTTCAACATCTTGTTTTGGACCACCAAGGTCTACGACCTGTGAATCTGATTTTTGCATTGGATCCGCAGGCGCTTCTTTCTTACTCGTTGCAAGAATGTCGGCAGCGGCTTCCATGAGTTTATTTGTTGCCATTAGGGAATCTCCTTTATTTGATTTCTTATTTATAATATTAAAGTTTTCGTATGTAGTTTTCAAACAATTTAAGTGCAACTTCTTCAATTTGACGAGAAGATGCTCTCTGAATTTGTTTTTTTGCCTTGTCAAAGTCAGCTTCTACAAACTTACCTTCAACAAACATCCATTCTTTGTTTTCCATGATGCCATTTACGAAAGCACCTGGAGCTGATGGATCTGCAACAATGTCTGCCGCTGTTGCTAATTTTAGGTCATCTTGGACTAGGTTATAACCTTCTCTAGTTTGAGTGACGGAGCCTAATGCTCTTGATGAAACACCAATACTTACATCATTGTCAATAAAGTTTTTAACTATTTGACCATAGGGTGTTTCGAGAATAAGAGCTTTACCATAGAATGTATTTCCATCTTCGACAAGGGAAACAATCTTATGAGATACTCTTTCAAGATTAATTGATGGTGTATCAGGATGACCCAACTCACCTAAAGCACGATTTGTTTTAATGTATTCTTCATTATAACGCTTTACTTCGTTTCGTAAAGTGTCCATTTTATACATACGATTATTGCGATTAACTGTATCGCCTACTAAAAAAGTACCTTCAATAAATAAATTCTTTTTACCACTCTCGGCCGTTTCGGTAAGATAGGTTACATTTTCAATGGTTTCTCTGATTAGTTTCATTTTAGAATCCTGTTAATGCCACATTGTAAGATGTGTCTTTTGTGATTTCCATAACAAGTGAACC